GATTCAGGACGCCCTGAAATCCTGTGGCTTACCGGTGGGTGCCGTGCAGGCGATTGATAATCCTGACCGTGCGCTGGTCAGTGAAATGCTGCGTATGGATAAATACATCGACATGCTGATCCCGCGTGGTGGCGCTGGTTTGCATAAACTGTGCCGCGAACAGTCGACGATCCCGGTGATCACAGGTGGTATAGGCGTATGCCATATTTATGTTGATGAAAGTGTAGAGATTGCTGAAGCATTAAAAGTGATCGTCAACGCGAAAACTCAGCGTCCGAGCACATGTAATACGGTAGAAACGTTGCTGGTGAATAAAAACATCGCCGATAGCTTCCTGCCCGCATTAAGCAAACAAATGGAGGAAAGCGGCGTGGCATTACACGCAGATGCAGCTGCGCTGGCGCAGTTGCAGACAGGCCCCGCGAAGGTGGTGGCTGTTAAAGCGGAAGAGTATGACGATGAGTTTCTGTCATTAGATTTGAACGTCAAAATCGTCAGTGATCTTGACGATGCCATCGCCCATATTCGTGAACACGGCACACAACACTCCGATGCGATCCTGACCCGCGATATGCGCAACGCCCAGCGTTTTGTTAACGAAGTGGATTCGTCCGCTGTTTACGTTAACGCCTCTACGCGTTTTACCGACGGCGGCCAGTTTGGACTGGGTGCGGAAGTGGCGGTAAGCACACAAAAACTCCACGCGCGTGGCCCAATGGGGCTGGAAGCACTGACCACTTACAAGTGGATCGGTATTGGTGATTACACCATTCGTGCGTAAATAAAACCGGGTGATGCAAAAGTAGCCATTTGATTCACAAGGCCATTGACGCATCGCCCGGTTAGTTTTAACCTTGTCCACCGTGATTCACGTTCGTGAACATGTCCTTTCAGGGCCGATATAGCTCAGTTGGTAGAGCAGCGCATTCGTAATGCGAAGGTCGTAGGTTCGACTCCTATTATCGGCACCATTAAAATCAATAAGTTACACATCATTAGTACCTTCCTTATTTTTTGACTGGGACAAATTTGGGACCGGTGGGTTCAGGATCGAGTCTATTTGCCGTGCGTGTTCGGTAAGGTGATTAGGTGCAAGGTGAGCATATCGACGAACCATTTCGATAGACTCCCAGCCTCCCATTTCCTGTAACACTGACAACGGGACTCCGGCTTGAACCAGCCAACTTGCCCAGGTGTGTCTCAAGTCGTGAAATCTGAAATCATCAATACCAGCCCGTCTCAGCGCCGCTTTCCAGGCTGTGTTTGCGTCATACCGCATCTTCCTTACTGTTGGCGCTTTCGTTCCGTCTGGTTTGGTACAGCTTTCCTTGTACACAAATACCCAACGGTGATGATTCCCGATTTGTTTTTTCAATACGCGACATGCAGTATCATTCAGCGCAACGCCAATTGCGCGGTTTGATTTACTCTCTTCCGGGTTTATCCATGCCACCCGGCGCTGCATATCTATTTGTTGCCATTCAAGGTTGATGATGTTCGAGCGTCTTAAGCCTGTTGCCAGTGCAAATTCAACAACAGACTTTAATGGCTCCGGACATTCATCAATCAGCCTTTGTGCTTCATGGGGCTTCAGCCAGCGGATCCGTTTATTCTTTGGTTGAGGCACTTTAATAATTGGTGCCTTATCCAGCATTTTCCATTCACGCTCTGCGGCTCTTAGTAGGGCCTTTATAAATGAAAGATGCGTAGCCTTCGTTGCAACGGACGCTGGTTTTGGCGTGTATTCTGGAACAGGTTTCCCTTTTTTTCTGCATGCTTCTGCCCTGAGTTTCCAGTTTTCCTCATGACGCCGGTTCGTCATTTTCTGCATTGCTGAATAAATTTTTGATTCAGTAATGTCTCTTAGTTGCATTCCTGCGAAATGTTGAAGCCAGAATCCGATCCGGCTTTTGTCATCGTCCAGTGATTTTTTATGTGCTTTCTCTTCAAGCCACCTGACACACGCTTCCTCGAACGTTATATCAGGTATTTCACCAAGTTTGCTGACCCGCCATGCTTCAGCCTTTAGCTTGTCATGGAGTTCTGTCGCCTGCCTTTTGTCCTTTGTTCCAAGAGACTGTTTAAATCTTTTACCGTTCGGCAATGTGAAACTGGCGTACCATATTTCACCTCTGCGGAAGAGTGACATTTTCTTTCCTCTGTTATGCCATCACCCGCGCTCACCTGGACAGTATGCAGCGGAGACTGAAGAGCCGCAATGCAGGCTTGTCGTGTTGTGAGGTAAGGAGATTTATTCTTAGTGGGATCTTTGCGTGTTGCCTGAAGACGCCCTGTGCGTATCCAGTTAATGGCAGTCGGTCTGGATATCTTGAGAAAATGACAGGCCTCATCGAGTGTGAGGCTGTATGGCTCCATTATTTCACCTCTTGCTGTGACATTGTTGAAAAATGGATACCAGCTCGTTGCTGCCAGACGATCCAACCGAGAGTCATATCCCATGCCATGTATTCGTTATTGCCGTTTTTTGCTCTCCGACGATCTACTAAGTCACCGAAACGCTTTTCCATGAATAATTCATAAGCTTCGCGTTCATCTGGTTCTACTTCCAGAGATAGGAGTGCGATTTCATAAGCACGGCGCTCAATATCGTCTCGCACGTCAAGGCTGCTGATACGCTCTTTAATTTCTTTAATCAGTTCTTTGTCGGTAAAAGTGGTCATTATGCTCCAGCCTCCGGTGCTTTTGGCATTACTGCCCAGTGAGTGATATTGACGTTTTCAAGGTCCCCGACCTGAAATGTCCACTGCCATTCTCCGGTTTCTTTTTGTCCCCAGGTGTACCAGAGAGAACGCCAGCCAATTAGCCAGCCTTCTCCGTTAGCATCGAATAACAAAACACTTTCATTTGCTGGTGGCAGTTCAGTTGACACTGGTATTACTTTGTTTTCCTGTGCTGCACATTTAGCTTCAAGCGCATCGAATTTACGCACCAGGTATTCAGCATCTGTTTCATTTACTTTCAGATCTCGCGGTACACATCTCCCACGAAGAAACCCTTCCATTTCGAAAACATTCATGCGCATTTGCGTAACTCCGATAACTCGTTAAAGCGTTCCATAAACATCCCGTAGGCATGGCCCGGTGCCAGTGGAATCACGTTGAACATCTCTGTTGCCGGGATACCTTCCAGTACAGGCCAGAAAGAGCCATCATCAAGCCCGAGATCGCGGCGTTCGGTTGCCAGCATGATGAGATCGGCATATTTCACGGGCGTACTCATAACTGGGGGTAACCCGTATTTCTCACGGATTACGGCGTCTATTTTTTCTTCCATTTGTTTATAGTCAGGAAGAAGGCGTTTCAGTGGTGCGGGAATGTCCTGGCAATACGCTTCTGTTGCATCATGCATTAACGCTTCAAAAGCAAATTCCTGCGGCACCAGCTGGCTGCAAAGAACCGCATGTTGGGCGACGCTGTAGAAGTGCGAAAGATGACCGGCAAAGCGACAGATATTTGAAAGGGAAACCGCGATATCGTTAATATCGATGTCGTCTTTATTTATCCTGTCATAATAAAAATGCTTCCCGGAAAAAGTTTTAATAAATGACATTTTGTTCTCCACGTATATGCGCTGCACCGCGCTGAATTCTGGTAAAAAGAATCCCTCACCATCCGGCGATTATTGAGTAAATTACGTTTCCATAAATGCCCCCGCAGGGGCATTTGCAGTAATGAAATCAGGCGGTGAAAGTACCAATAAAGGTTTCTACTTTGCTGTCCTTGAATTTCTCAACAAGCAGCTCACGAAATTCGTTAGCCATTTCTTCCTGCACCGCCTCCAGCTGAATAATGCGCAGAACCAGTACAGGACGATCGCCAGTGATAATACTGAGGCGTAATTTAAACGGACGTTCTTTCAGACCTTCAAACGGAACGCATTTAAATTCAAATGCCACTGGCATAATGTCTTTGGTCTTCGCTTCGACAGACTCCATCAGGGAGCGTTTGCCGCTGAAGTCATTATCTTCAAAATCAGCGGTCTGGTTTGCTTCAATCGTGATTTTACGGACAGCCGCAGCCGCTTTTGTTGCCTGAATAGCGTCACCATTAGCATCAAAGCCCACAAGATAGTCGGCCCAGTCTTCAATCCATTCTGCTAGTGACTTCTGGGAGTTACGCTCGCCGTTAACAGACAACAGAGCAGAGAACGGTGCTGTCTTTTTCAGTTTGAGTGTGGCGGTGTTATCTGCGTGACCTGGTTCATCAATAGTACCTAGGTTAAGCACACTGACGGCACGCATATTATCAGCATCGATAAAGCAGCGGGTGCCTTCATCTGCAAGATCTTTAGAATAACGGGTAAAATCATCGATGCTGGCAGTGGAAAGCGCACCACGGAAACGGAAGCGATTTAAATTAAATTTTTCCAGATCATGAATGCGGAAATTCTCAGGCAATGCCACAGCATCGGCACCAATCTTACTGATAATTTCATTAACACCCTGAGCAGAAATAAGGGCATGGATTTGATTAATTGCGGTTGCGTCTAAGTTCTGAGACATAATAAGTCCTCACTATATAAAGATATTCAGTGATGAGATAAATAATCAGTTAATTAAAAACGATATTAACGACCTGCTGCGCGGAGTTTTCCGTCAGGTTCACCGGCAAGAGTCAGCAACTGTCCCTGGTCTTCCTGCAGAATAGTCAGGCGACCACCGCGATTGACATACATCGGCGTTTCGGTGGTGTCTTCTTCGGAAATTTTCCCGCGGTTAGTCGGGCGAACATATGAGAGTTTGTGTTTGATTTTCACTCGGTTCTCATCAAACGGTTCGATTTCTAGGTTGAGCGAGACCTTACCTTTGGTTTTCGTGTTCATCACACCGGAAGCGACTTCACTGAGAACTGCGCCGATTTTGGTTTCAAATACGCCGCCGTCCAGCTCCCCGATAAATGCCTGCACATCAGTACTGCGTTCGCTAGCCATTTTGCTGCTCCTCATCATATCGACCCTGCAAGGTCGGTTAGTTTCTCCACAAAACAGAGAAGAACACCTGCGGTGACTGCCGCCCGGATGGATTGGGTTATGAGCCCGTCGTCCGGTGATGCTCTTCTCTGTTTTGTAAAAAGGACGGTACCAGCCGGAAGCAAGGGTACAAGCTGGTACCGCCAAGACTACACACAGCATAAAGTTGTGGTGCCGGGTGCCTCCCGGTGCCTGGCGAAGGTTGCACACCAGGCGGGTGGGTATCCACAGAAGGTCGACTGTCAGCCTCAACCTTAACCCGCGTGCGCTGAGCCGCATTCACCACAACGCTAAGGATTCTCTCTGGTTGAAAATACTTAGCTGTTATGTGCCTGCTTTTAGCCACATCAGGCGAGGTGGACCTAGTTATTCCCCAACAACAAGGATTCGGTTAATCTGGATATCCCCAACAACAATAAGAGTATTCAATGTGATCGCTGAATTAACGGCAGCAATGACGGCTATTCGTGAAATCGCCCAGATTGCAAAACTAATGAACGAGGCAAAAACTCAAGCTGAAGTAAATGCGGCTATTGGTGAGCTGAACTCAAAGCTTGCGTCTATTCAGCGCGAATGCGTGTCTCTCGTTGAACTGCTGGGCTCTTATCAAGAAATAAATGCTTCTCTCAAAGCTAAAATTGCAGAATTCGAAAACTTTGAGGCTCAGACGGAAGGCTATATCCTTAACCAACTTGAGTCGGGTACTTTTGTATACTCGAAGGAGGTAATCGTGAACGGTGACAGCATAACCATGCATCTTTGCCCAAAATGTTTTGGACAAAAGATAGTATCGATACTTCAACCATTCCCGGTTAGCGAAGATGAGCTTTTTCATAAAAGCAGGTGCCTCCACTGTGAAAATAAGTTTCTGATGAATAAAAATCCGGATTACGTATCGCCTCCATCCATTGAGGAGTTGGCCAGAAAACTTAACGGCAATCTGTAGATTGCTACTGTTGTGGATATCCAGATTGTTAAAGAGCGAAGCGTCCTATAGGGCGCTTTTTTGTTGCTAACGAATCATCCTGGACTTCATATGCTCCAGGGGGCTACTTCGTGGGCGTCCTGCCTGTTTGTTGTTTCTCTTGGGTACATTATGTATCTCAAAGGTACATTGTCAAGTATAAAAAAACCTGCCGAAGCAGGTTCATAAACATTGATTAGGCTTTGATTTTGTATCTTCTTGGTTTTCCTGAGAAAATCACAGTTCCAATTATAGAGCAATTACCGTTGATCTTAATGTAAGGCTCAGGCCAGTTTGGGTTTAACGCTTTGAGATAACGCTGTGTCCCATCTTCTATCAACCTTTTGAAGGTGGTTTCACCTGTATCGTGCATCAATGCAATAACGTCGTCACCGTGGCAGGCAGGTACTTCAGGATCGACAAAAATCATGTCTCCCGGGCGGTACTCATCAATCATTGAATCACCTATCACCCGCAAGATATAAGTCATTTCCCCACAGGGTACAGGGCAGGGATACGTTTCTGCTGTGCTCAAATCAACCTCAGAATATCCAACTTCTTTCCATGCTCCGGCCTGTACCCATGATATGACAGGGACTAATGTGATTTGTTTATTAGTGATTGAAACATCAGGTTTTTTTGTGATGTTCGTTGTCTGGTGTTCTTGATCGAGCCATCCGACAGGCAGGTCGAAACATTTTTCGATGTGTCGTGCCATGCTGTCACCGATATTTTTAGTAGCACCATCTCCCATAAACCTGCTGGTCTGGGTTGGCTCGCGATCAATCATAGTGGCAAAGGAAGAATTCCCGCCAACACCATCTCTCAGTTTTCTGGCGTTAGACCGCCGGATGTCATGGATTGTTTTCATAACGAAATTAAAACCCTTGTACCGTTAAGGTACAAGTATCTTGAAGGTTCATTTCAATCATGTAATATGTACGCCGGAGGTACATATTGTATGAAAGCGTATTGGGACTCTTTAACCAAAGAACAGCAGGGCGAGTTGGCCGGAAAAGTTGGCTCAACACCTGGCTACTTACGGCTGGGTTTCAATGGCTATAAAAAAGCCAGTTTTGTGCTGGCTAAAAAACTTGAGCAATGCACGTCAGGTGCAATTACGAAATCTGACTTAAGACCGGATATCTATCCGAAAGATTAGCAGAACACTTTCAATTTTTAACCACAGAACGATGAGGCTAATCGTGGGTAAGCATCACTGGAAAGTAGAAAAACAGCCTGAGTGGTACGTGAAAGCTGTCAGAAAAACTATCGCGGCGTTGCCGGGTGGTTACGCTGAAGCGGCTGACTGGCTCGATGTAACAGAAAACGCTTTATTCAACCGCCTTCGTGCAGATGGCGATCAGATTTTCCCGCTGGGATGGGCAATGGTTTTACAGCGTGCTGGTGGCACTCACTTCATTGCTGATGCTGTGGCGCAGTCTGCAAATGGCGTCTTTGTGTCTCTTCCTGACGTCGAAGATGTGGACAACGCCGATATTAACCAGCGTCTGCTGGAAGTCATTGAACAGATCGGCAGTTATTCAAAACAGATTCGTTCAGCAATCGAAGACGGTGTAGTGGAACCGCATGAGAAGACAGCAATTAACGACGAGCTGTATCTCTCAATTTCGAAGCTGCAGGAGCATGCAGCACTTGTCTACAAAATTTTTTGCATTTCAGAAAGTAATGACGCCCGCGAGTGTGCAGCTCCGGGCGTCGTGGCGTCGATTGCTTCTGGTTGTGGAGAAACTAACGCATGAACAGTTTAACAACACACTACCGTCGCTCGCAACTGATTGCGCTTCCTGTACCGGGTGGAAAAGCGAAGGTGGAATATTGCTATGCAGTGAATGTACCAGGTGACAGGGAAATTGTAACCCACAGCTTTGCAGAGTGGGCTGTGGGTGATTTCAACCGGCAGAAGGAGACAGTCCTTTGCGACAAGTTAACCGCTGGTTCAAAGATCACTACGGAGTGCCCGTCAGAGTCATTCGTTGGGAGCCGGAAACACAACGGGTTATCTACCTCCGCGAAGGTTATGAGCATGAATGCTTCAGTCCGCTCGAACAGTTTCGTCGTAAATTCAGGGAAATAGAGGTCGGTCATGAGCACTAAATTAACCGGCTATGTATGGGATGGTTGCGCTGCATCAGGCATGAAGTTATCCAGCGTGGCAATTATGGCCCGCCTGGCTGATTTCAGTAATGACGAAGGTGTGTGCTGGCCATCAATTGAAACCATTGCCCGTCAGATTGGCGCGGGGATGAGTACCGTCAGAACGGCTATCGCACGGCTGGAAGCAGAAGGCTGGTTAACGCGTAAGGCGCGTCGCCAGGGTAACCGCAATGCGTCGAATGTTTATCAGCTTAACGTTGCGAAGCTTCAGGCAGCGGCATTTTCTCAACTGTCAGATTCTGACCCGTCAAAATCTGACGCATCAAAATCTGACCCGTCAAAATTTGATGCGTCGAAATCTGGCAAAAAAGCGGGTTTTCACCCGTCAGAATCTGGCGGGGATCCGTCAGTAAAATCAAAACATGATCCGTCAGATAAAAAACCTTCTCGTCCGGACGCTTCGCAACCGGACACGCAGACGGCTGAACAGGATTTTTTAACTCGCCATCCTGATGCGGTTGTATTCAGCCCTAAAAAGCGCCAGTGGGGGACGCAGGATGATTTGACCTGCGCACAGTGGCTCTGGAAAAAAATCATCGCCCTGTACGAGCAGGCTGCCGAATGTGACGGCGAGGGGGTTCGTCCCAAAGAACCGAACTGGACAGCCTGGGCAAACGAAATTCGCCTGATGTGTGTGCAGGATGGTCGTACTCACAAACAAATCTGCGAGATGTACAGCCGCGTCAGCCGCGATCCGTTCTGGTGCCGTAACGTGCTCAGCCCGTCGAAGCTGCGGGAAAAATGGGATGAGCTTTCCCTGCGCTTATCGCCGTCCGTAAGCACGTACACCGAAAAACGCGAAGACCCGTACTTCAAATCCAGTTACGACAACGTGGACTACAGCCAGATCCCGGCAGGATTCAGGGGGTGATCATGAGTCTGTTAAATGACGTTCAGAAATTCATTGAAGCCCAAAGATATTGTTGGTGTATGGACCGTATGTCACGGGCATATTGCACCGCCAGATATTCCGGCAGGCTTCGTGGCTGTTTTCAACAGTGATGAGGCATCGTGGCATCTCGTTGAAGACCATCGAGGTAAAACGGTTTATGACGTGGCATCAGGGGACGCGTTATTTATTTCTGAACTCGGTCCGTTACCGGAAAATGTTACTTGGTTGTCACCGGAAGGGGAATATCAGAAGTGGAACGGCACAGCCTGGGTGAAGGATACGGAAGCAGAAAAACTGTTCCGGATCCGGGAGGCGGAAGAAACAAAAAACAGCCTGATGCAGGTAGCCAGTGAGCATATTGCGCCGCTTCAGGATGCTGCAGATCTGGAAATCGCAACGGAGGAAGAAACCTCGTTGCTTGAAGCCTGGAAGAAGTATCGGGTGTTGCTGAATCGTGTTGATACATCAACTGCACCTGATATTGAGTGGCCTGCAATCCCTGTTATGGAATAATCGTTCCTGTTGTAGCCACAGTCACGTCATATACAAGAACTTGCCGGCCTAAGAAGAGTTCGTGCTGATTTTGAATATAAAATCAGCATTACAACGCCCGAAATACCCAGGCTAAAAAATTTCTTAGGACATTATCAGCTGGCGATACATAGATGGACTGGATACTAGACCGATAGAGGCGCTGTATGCGTCATCTTGTCGTGATGCTGGCGAAGTTGTGCGAACGAAGTATTAACTTTTGCAGCCTAGCTGATTCAATTGATGCAGCCACACTAACGGGGCGCTTTTTTCCATGTAATGGTTGTAGAAGATGTTACTGAGAGGGATTAAATGAAACAGCAAATACGTCATATGTTAGAGCATGTTGTGGTTGACTGTTGAACACACCTATCACAAATGTGCTTCTTTAGAAAGAGAATTTACATAAGCAAATTGCAACATGTTTTTTTTCTGAGTAAATAGTATGATTAACAATGCTGACTACCATTTTCTTACATGGCGAACCTAATTAAGAATTAAACGCGAGTAGATTACCCGCTTTAGAGGAGGATTTATGTCCGGTTACTGTTTTTACTCTCAGGATGCATTAGCCTTAGCCCAGGCAGCTGGTGTTGATGTAATAATAAACGAGTATGCTGAGAAGAATAAAAAACAGACATATGTTCTTTGTCGTCCCCTGTCAAATGAGGATGTAAAGTATGATTATGACCAAGCGATAGCGGTATTTTCGGCTGGTATAAAACCTTTTTTTATGAATTTAGGAGATGACGTCGAACTCTTTGAAGAGTATCAAGAGGATTTTCTAGAGGATGTATCATATTTAGCAGAGAAATTTAAGTATCGTAGTAAAATTGGAAGAAAAAAGACATGGCAAGATTTATTTGAAGTACTTTCTGTTGGTGATGCCGATTTCAGTAAGCTGGAGGTTGAAACTAAAGAAAGTAGAATAATTGATTTGCTAATCTCGCTTATTGTGGGAAGTATTAACGATACTTCAAGAATTAATCTTGAAGCAAGTAATTTATTAGATACAATAAAATCAAAGATTATTTTATTTGATACTGATCAAACAAAATTCGTTTTCCAAAGTGGAATTGGAAAAAAGACTGTAATACAAGGCTTGGCTGGTTCGGGGAAAACAGAACTCCTTTTACATAAATTAAAAGAGGTTTATTTAAGGAACCCTGATGCTAAAATTGCATTTACTTGTTTTAATAAAATACTTGCATCTACAATGAGAACTAGGATACCAGAGTTTTTTGATTTTATGCGAGTGGAAAAGCAAATTGAATGGGGTACGAAACTTTTTTGTTTTAACTCTTGGGGTTTGACTAAAGATCCCTTTTCTGGGATGTATAGATATATATGTCATTATTACGAAATTCCATTCGGTGGTTTTGGCAACGGAGATTTCGATGCTCTTTGCAAAAAAGCCATTTTGGATATAAAAAAAGTGGGCGGTCTGATGAAAAAGCTCTCGATTATGTGTTTATAGATGAAAGCCAAGATTTTCCACAAAGCTTCATTGAACTATGTGAAATGGTTACATCTAAAAAACTATATGTAGCGGGCGATGTATTTCAAAATATATTTATGCCGATTAATGATAACGTGAATCGAGCAGATATAGTTCTTAAAAAATGTTATCGCACAGATCCAAAGAACTTAATGTTTTCTCATGCACTAGGAATGGGACTTTATGAGAAACCGGTGCTTCGGTGGTTGAAAGAGACTGAGTGGGATTCTTGTGGATATAAATATAATAAGGTTGGGGATAGAGTACATTTATCTAGGGATCCGTTAAGACGCTTTGAAGATATTCCAAAAAATCATAAAAGTACGGCTATTCATTTACTAAAAGAAGTGGATAATGGTCCTGATAAAATAGTTGAAATTATTAAGGATATTCAGGCCCGCAATCCTACTTTAGAGCAAGGAGATATAGCAGTCATTTTCCTTGATGCTAGTGGTTATATTTATGATTATATTCAATCACTAAAATCAAAAGTCAAGTTGCAGCTTGGTTGGGACTCTAATATTTCACATGAGACAAAATCAAAACAAGATGGGAAGCTTTTTATTTCCAATATAAACAATGCAAAAGGGCTTGAGTTCCCATTTGTTATTTGTTTTGCTATGAAATTAGTAAAGAGAGCAAACTTTCGAAATGCTCTGTATACTATGATGGCTAGATCTTTTTTAGAAAGCCATTTAGTTTTAAATAATGATAATGAAAATCCGGCAATGCCTACTATTATTGAAGGTTTAGATTTTCTCAATAAAAATGATTATATGGATGTAAGACTTCCGTCGGATGAGGAAATAAACAATCAAAAGGATTATATTATTTTGGATGAGTCTACCTCTATTAATCAAATGGTTAGAAAATATTGTGAAGATAAAAAATCCACACCTCGCTTAATAGCAAAAGTTACTCACACTGTAGAAACTATAATAGCAGGTCTTGATGATGATGATGTCGATGATGACTATATAAATAGATTGATTGAAATAGAATATATAAGGAATAAAAAGTTATGAGTTTTTATTTCTTTAATAATGTACCTACAGTGTACCTTGAAAAGTTCTGCGCTGTAAGAGATGCATTTTCCAATCTGGAAAATCTTCTTATTGCTGCGGAAATTATAAATACATGTCATGACTGTTGGAATAAAGAAACAAATGATTTCGATTTGCTAATAAGTACTGGTACTCATAAGCGAATTCTGGTGAGGAAACCGGATGGTTTTTTTTCTATGAATTTACCATTTCAAGTAATTGAGTATGAAAGCAATATCTGTTTTAACTATGATGCCTATGGGCTTCCTGTTAATGCAGAGTTTATTTCTCGATGCAGGAATGTAATAAATACTTGCAGTAATGGCGCTTTTTCTCAGGAGGCAATTGCTCTTGAATTGTGTGATAACTTTGATCGAGATATTCAAAGTGCTATAAATTATGCTGATGCAATTTGTTCATTGTTGTTAGTTGATCATGGGTATTTTAGGTTTGATGATGATCCTAAAAATGCGAAGGATAAAGTGCATCCAAGATATCACTTTGATTTTTTCTTCAATAATTCTACTAATGTAAAGATAGGCTGTAATACTCGTTTGGATGAATCATTTTTTTTAGAACTATTTGATGTAAATAAAGACCGCCCCTATCTGGCTTGAATTATAAGCGCCCATCAGGGCGCTTATAGGGTGAGATGAGTATTATAAAGAGTCTGTTTTGGGTAGTGTTTTTATAAATATTTACATATATCATAACTTTTGCCAATGTAATATTTGAATTCTTCTATTACGTATTTAAGTATCGTTTGGCTTTTTTTCTTTGGCTATCCTGCACTCAATAAGCATAAAAATCCATTTACATTGTTTTTGCATATGACATGTTTTTAATTGTTCGAATGGATCGTGTTAGTACTATTTTATCTGGTAAAAAGCAGATGTAGATATTAGGAAGTTTTTTTTGAATGATAATGGAGCAATTAAGATTTTTTATTCTAACCATTCCCTAGAAATACTCTGCCTAAAAAATAGACATAATATGGCAACCATAATAGGCCGGTTTTTGGTGGCATGAAAGGATTTTTAATCCTTGTGCCTGACACCTTATCATGATTATGAAAGACCGTAGTATTTATTTAGCGCGGTGGTAGCGGCTTGAGTTGCTACAGCTATTCCTATACCCAAAATACCATGGGCTGCTTTACTTGCAATATTTGCCAGCCATTTACTAACAGATTGACCGTATTCATCACGTCTGTTAGCTATCGGGCCATCTTCACCAATAGCAATTTCTAAATCGTTTACATCAGATTTAGGAAACCCCTGAGCTAAGAGATATTCTTTTAATGATTCAATGTTGTTTTTTACGATATGGTTATTCACAGAAAATGAGTTTTCATTTCCGAAGTTTATAACAGTATTGTCTCCAAAAATTGAGTTATGAAACAATGAAGACGTGTCGATATTTTTAAGTTTTTCTGTCATGTTTTTCTCATCTGATATTTCAGAAACTTGATCAGAAAGTTCAAGTATAAAATCAAGTAGCCGTGATCTGACCTGAGTTAAGATGGAAGTGAAGTTATGTAGCGCGATCTCTTTATAACAGCATGTTAACTCATAGCCTCTATCGATACCTTTGCAATATTTAACTAATGCATAATCTAAAGGAATTGGCTGCTGCAGGGTATGGCTATCACCAGCATTGGTTACTAGGTCTTCGATTTGACTGATTGAAAGTCTAACTTTACTGGTTGTAGCATCTTCATAGTCATCTTCACTGAGATAGCCAATCGGTAAAGGAAAAGCTCTATATAGGCGAATGCCATTGTTCAGATCTGCAAGAATTCTTGTGCCAACAATTCTATAATCGGGAAGGGAAACTGAATCAGAATAACCGTTTATCTCATGATTTACCCATGCAGCAAGCTCCTTTTTCCCGATAGAGAAAAGAAGGATCTTTGTTTTTATGAGAGCATCTGTTGGTAAGCGGCTCGTCAGAACCGTATTGATATTTACTGAGAGCTCAGATCAACTTTCCAGGGCAACAGATCGCGTACCCGGTTTGCCGGCCAGTCCTGGATATGTTCAATGACGTAGCGCAGCCACTTTTCTGGCTCCACATTGTTCAGACGGCATGTGCCGATCAGCGAGTACAACACCGCCGCATGTTCACCACCGCTGTCGGAACCCGCGAACATCCACTTTTTCCGGCCTACGGCCACTCCCCGTAAGGCGTTCTCTGCGATGTTGTTGTCGATTTCCACCCAGCCATTACTGCAGTACACGT